AGCAAAAGATTGACAGTCAGGTTCTCTAGCTGGTCCTTAAAATCCGGTATGAATCTCTTCATATACAGCATGTCATCACCGTCGCCAATATCAAAATAACCCGACTCGATGACCGCTGACACTGCAGTACCGTCCGCTTGGTTATAGCCATCTTCTTGCCTGTAGACCAGACTTCGTCCTGCTGTCAGGCCATATATAGTGGTTAGAGTGGCCGCTGTGCTGTCTTTCAAGTATTCCGTAGCCGTGGGCTTCTCGAAGGTATCCACGTCTTGCCATGACGTTCTTGCCAGTGAGCCTACTGACCAGACGCTTTCCAAGTAATTGTAGGTCACATTGCGGTCAACAAAGTCCGAGCCGGCACTGCAGTAGAACCAGGTTATCTCGTTATAATCCGTGTTTAGAGCTGCATAGACTTTATCTTCTTGGACTAGGTTAATGTCGCTAAAGACATAGTCCTGCACTGTGCATTGTATTTTCTTGACCGTACCGTCAAACGCATAGAAAGCTTCTGGACCCATCCAAAGCGCCAGGCCATTAACATCTACCGCCGCATGCGGCCCCAGTGCTCCGCAATTACTGCCTAACTGGCTAAAACCAAAGGTATAAGGAGGTCCGATATACTGCATGCCGTGCAGCGACGTGTCAGTGAAAATAAGTATCTGACCACGCGATCTAACCGCTGTCATGATCCGGTTGCCGTCAGAGAGCTTCTGGCCGCCTGCCGTATTGATAGCTGTTTCTACAAAATCGTTGATGTTCTCTTGATCCGAAAAACGGACAAAAAGAGGGTCTTGTGTAGCTGGAGTTCCGACGGTTGTTTCCGTGCCAAAGCAAACTAGATGCCTGTCAGGTGAGGAAATTAGCGCAAAAGTGCTCTTGGTCGGCGCTGCTGAGACCACTGTCGCTCTTTGGTCTGTGCCCGAAGCTGGGTCCCACTCGTAGATGGCCCCATTAACCATTTGCATAATGAGCACTTGACCGAATTGATCAAACTTCCAAATTCGAGAGAAAAGCGTCGGTTGAGTGACCACGGTCCTAGGAGTGCCCCAAGTCCCCGTGTTCCACGTACCCGTGCCCCAGCCGAAGTCGAAAAAGCTGCGATCTTCGCCCACATTGATCTGGTACTCCCCGATGACGGCTGCGCCGCCAGTGCCTATATCAGAAGCATTAGCGTCTATCGGCGCAGTAAGGGTATAGGTTGAAGAATTTAAAACTTCTGTGATTTCCCACTCAGAGTTCAAAATAGCTGCAGTGATGACTCCGCCTAGACTAACTGCGTCCGCGTAAGTCACAAAGTCGCCTGTCTCTGCCCCATGGCCTGCGTCAGTGACTGTGATAATTGCAGAGGAGGCAGTGGCGGAAAAAGTAACGTCTCCTGCGGCCGTAGTTGCTCTAAGCGGTGTAATGTCGGACCACGCGCCGCCGGCAGAGACATATATCTTGCGCTCAGTGCCCACTGCTAAATAAGGCACGCCGGAGTTGTTATTCCACGAAAAAGTCTCACTGGCAAAGCCAACAAGGTAAGAGGCCGCGCTATTAAAATTAGTCCATCCCCCTATTTTCTCAGGAAGACCAAACCGAAAACGCACGTTGTCGCCATCGGTCCAACCGCCCTCTGCGCCGTATTCTGTGTTTTGCTTGTCCATGCCAGCTTTTAACGCTAGTCGAAAATAAGCCATGCTTCTCTCTACCTCACTCGGCGTACTCGCCTGTTTCTACCATGTCGGCAAGCTCCAACGCTCTGCCACCGACTTGTTTGGCCCAACGACTTTCTAAAAATTCTGCTTTTGCAGAGGTATAATTCCCCTCCTTCATAGCAGTTAAAGCGCGTTGGAAGCCACGTAATCTGGTAGCTCCAAGGTTAAAGCTGATGTCGATCATAGCATCTTTACGGACATCATCAAGGTCGTTAAACCACGGGTATTCTTCAGCCAGCTCTTTGATTACCCTCTCTACATCATTCTCCAGCAGATAATCAATCTCGTCTTCAGAAAGCCCAATGCCTCCGCGTTGGTCGATATTTCTGCCACATGCTATGGTGGTTTTACCTTCTGAGCACTCATAAGCGTGGCTCTCCACCCCCTCATGCCGCTTCAACATCTCAAGTAATCTCTCCATGACTACTTCTCTCTACTGACGCCTTTTGTCTTCTCAAAGGTACGCATAGCGCCTAAGCCCAACATTCCCATTAGGACAGTGGTCAACAGCGAAGTGTCTACGTCAGGAACTGTAAACCAAATTCCTAAGATTGGAGATATTATGGTGGAGTAAGCCAAGGCAGAGATACACACCCATCCGCAAGCTGGTCGCCATCCCGCTACAAAAAGGCTCTTATGAGCCGCTTCAACTTTATTAACCTCAATCTGAGCAGACATCTGCCTATCTGCCATCGTAGCGATTTCGTGCGACAGCTTCTCACGCAGGTCTTTGTCGGGGATTACTTTGTCTAGGATTGCTGAGACAGGCCCAATCAGCGCATTAATTGCAGCAAGCATTTTAGATCACAGCCCACGCGATAGCGCCGATTACTAAGAGAACGATGACTGCGCCAATGTGGTGATGCTTACTTGTCTGTATTAGCCGCCATACTGGGCCGCCAATCGTTGCTAATGCTTTTTTTATAATTTCCATATCCTTAATCCTCAGATCACGGTGTAAAATAGAATAATTAATCCTAGTGCCAGCACAGCAAGCATCGCGCATATTAGCGCACCATCAGCAACAAATTTCTTTTGCTCTGCGAGCCTTCTGGCAGTGACAAGCCTTCTTGTCCTTTCTTCTTTCCGAACCCGCATCATTGTTTTGTAAACGTCCGACTGCCCAGAGTATATAAAAATTTCTCTCAGGGTTTTTTCAAGTGCCTTGCTCTTGTGTTGGGCAAGAGCTACTTCCAACGCAAATGCCTCAACCGACTGTTTTGCAAATACTTTCCCACCCAGCGTGGCGTTTTCTGACTGCGCTTTTAATTCCGCAATGTCATCTTTCGCGTTGTAAAATGCAGAAAATTCGGCACTAAGCTCACTTGCGTCCTTATGCAGAGCCAGGCCCTTCTTGATCGTGGCGACAGCGTGACTCGCGGCAGAAATAGCCAATCCAATTTCAAGCATCTCATCGCACCATCACCATCACTTATCCCCGGTGAAATTGAAATACGCACCCGCGAGCAGAGCGCCTAGAAAAAGATAAGTGGCAGTCTGAATGATCGCTCTACCTGCTGTGCGTTTAGCCATCCGCCACGCATCGAGGACACTCCGCAACTCCCGCAAATCCTTGCTCGCGTCATCGTCTGACAGCCCTATATCGCGTAGAGCCTTCTTGGCCCCCAGCTCGGCCGACTGCTCAATCAATTTGGCCATCTCTTCTTTTGTCACGTAAACCTCTAAGGCGCAGTAGGCCAATCATCCGTTTCGAGAGATGGAAAATTTTCGAGGGCCGTTATGTCCCTAAGCGCCTGTCTGTATGTAGCCATTTCAGCAGACATGGTAACGTCAGACATACCTGTCCAATCAGTATCAGCTAATTTTGTGTCACGGTTTGCCCTGACTGACTTAGCAGCGGCAGCGTCTAAGTCGGCTTGGTACGCAGTCTCTTGCTGAGCTTTGGTGTGGACTACGCCTTCCCCGTCCGTGTACTTTGAGAACATATCTGCTTCAGTCCATGCCTGAACCCAGTTCCCATTAGCATCTTGCTCAACGCCGTTGCGAGTGTAATGCTTGTACGCCTCTGCACTTTCAGGTTTTGGTGTGATTAAAACTGGGTCAATTCCGATAGCTTCATGGACGTTTTGGCCCCAAACCTTCGGGAATGATGTGTTTCTGTTCATCGCGCGGATTTCGCCCTGCGACTTGATTTCTCCGCTTTCTCTGATTCGATATGCGCTCATAGTTGATATTTTCCTATGCGATTGCTAAAAAGATGTAGGTGGCTGTATCGATGTTGATCGTTCCAGACCCTGCTGCTGTTATCTGAAAGCCCGAATTATCAGGGTCTACGTAGTCTGTTCCAGTTACTTCTGCTGCCGCTGGCCCATTCATAAGGATGTACGCATCATCTCCCGCAGCAATACCTCTGGCTGTATCGTAGACATACCAGTCGCCTGTGGAGTCATAACGCTTGATCATTATAAATCTAGCACCTGCTGCAAATCCGCAATCAATAGTGGTTAGCGTTGCGTCTGCCGTATAACTGCCCACTTTAGACACTCCCGCTAGTGTCGCGAACAGGTAGTTTATGTAGCCCTGTGCACTAGCTGTATTTGCAGTTCCTACTGTGAAGACAGAAGCAGTAGGAGAAGTATTATTCCAATATCCAGCGTAAGGGCCGCCGTCTGCTGCGGTACTGTCTAAGGCCATGTACCCAGTGGCGCCCATAGCCGAGTGGTACACCGTCCAGCTTGAGGATGCGTTCCTGTTTTTTTGTATTATCATCTCAGGGGCTACAGTTAAGTTATGGGCCTCATTATGAGCCGCCGCTGCTCCTATATAAGCAACCACATCCATGAACTTAGGAGCGCGAGCGATGTTATAGCTGGACACCGGAGGTGTTCCGCCTGCTAAGCCAGAAACTCCGACCCCTATCATTTTGTCGAACTCGAATGTTCCCCCACCCTCAGCTGATGTGTTAACACTGTTCAGACTCTTGATCTTTCCACGCATCCTGTCGGCCCACCACCTGTTGCCCGAACTATCTCTCGCAGCAGTTATAATCAAATCGGTAAGAATACTGCCAAACGTATCTGGTGGTGTATTGTTAAGATTCGCTGTCGCATCATAGGCCACGGATAAAACCTCAGTACCCGCCTCTGGCACTTTCATAGGTCTGCGGATTGCTATATAGATATATGTGGCACTTCCGTCATTAACGGCTGTCGAGCCGTATTGCGCTCCAAACCCATCTGCCGTGGGTATCGGGCCTCCACTGCCGCTTTCTGCGTTACTGCCGTCTGCTATCAGTAGCCGAGATTCCGTGGTGGTTGCAGGGGCGCCTATAGGCATACCCCGCATGGTATCGTACATATTCCAGCTACTGGTGACTGAAGTCGCCTTAGTTATAACGTACTGTGGCTCCCACCCAAGCGATACCGCAACAGTTGAAGCGGCTCCTGTGTAAGTCCCACACTGAATAATACTCTCATCGCCGTCAGTACCAAATATCTGGTCATCGTGGGCGAATATGTAGGCTACATAGTTTTCTGTATTAGTGTTTACTAATGCATTCGTTCCCACCGTAAACTGAGTAGAAGTAGGGAGCGTGTCATTCCACACCGTTGCATCATCTACTGTGGCAGCGGTAGTGTTTAAGACTAGGTAATCAGTCTCAGGGGCGGCTGTGTTGCTTCTGTGGTAAACTGTCCAAGCATCTGAGTCATCTCGGTTCTTGACTATAATCATACCCGGTGCAGAGCCTAAATTATGGTTTATGGCGTGTGCGACCCCTGTCCCTGTGTAGGTTACTATATCGAAAAAACCCGGAGCCTTTCTAAACGCACTCGCCCACTGGGAGTTGCCCAAATAGTTTACCTCTGTACTACCCCCCACCGTATACCCACCAGAATCCCACGAATTCATATAGGTGGAGCCGCCAGCGACTTCTGCGTTTATTTGGTAGGTTCTCAGGTAAGTACCCAAAGCGGCTGTATCTGTATCAAAGACAAGATTTTGCGAGGCACTAGCACCCGCCCGGTAGCCCAGCCACACCATCCCACCTTCACCATCCATATCAAGACCGTTCGCAATGGAGTAATTGGCGCTAGTACCCGTCCAGAGATGAGTATCGAATACATCATCTACATAGGTTGCACCACCACCAGTTCCCGCAGCCGCCTCTAACGCTCGTCTAATATTTGTCATTTTTAAGCCCTAAGCCATTGCCGCGCCAGAAAGAAATCCGTACCAAATCGTTCCGCCGTCAATTGTGTAAAAAACAAGTACATCAACACCAGCCGCCGTTAGAGTAGGAGCCGTTGCCGCAGCGAAATCAACCGATGCAGGCCAGTTTACGGTTTGTGACCCACCGTTTGTTAGGGTAAGAGTAAATCCACTCAACTCATCTGAAGCGGTTGGATTTGAAAAAGTAAACGTATTGGCCGAAGTGTCCACTGTTGCACTTACGGAATTACCAAGTGTTAGGTCAATGTCCTGAGTACCACCACCCGTACTTCCTATGGCATTAGTTACTTCACCGTAGTCTTGCAAGTTAATTGCGGAGACAGTTTGATCCGCGCCAGTTACCGCACCTGCTAGAGTCATGCCGGTCATAGTAGGAGCTGTTCCTAAAACAACTGCGCCTGTTCCGGTTGAAGAGGTAACGCCTGTACCACCATTGGCTACCGGAAGAGTTCCTGTGACATTTGTTGTTAGATTTACAAAAGTAGTAGCGCTACTTCCTGTACCACCATTGGCGGTAGGTAAAATTCCTGTGACTTGAGAGGTCAGATCAACTCCAGATAAGGTTCCACCTAAAGTCAGAGTACCTGTAGTAGTAATAGTACCCCCCGTTAGTGTAATACCGTTGACCGTTCCAGCGGTAGCTACAGATGTTACTGTGCCTGTGCCTGTCTCAGTGGGATTAGCCACAACAACCCCTGCACCAGCTCCTATACCATCTGTGTAAAGCCACGTCTTTTCACCTGTGGCAATAGTAACTTCCGCGCCTGAACCTTGTTTAATAATGATGGACTGACTTCCACTTGTGGCGTTCTCA